TAAAAAATTAGGTCAGGCTAACTACATATTATTTACAAAAAATTAATATATTGTTCACAAATTACATTTCAATACTTGATATAATGTGACCACACAAAGAAAAGGAGGGAAAATAATATGGAACATATCGTACAGTTTGCCATTGGAATTGATGATGAAGCAATTCGACAGCGGATTAAAGAAACAGGATATGAGCAGGTTATCAGGAATCTTGTTGACAGAGCTGAAAAGTCAATAGCTGATAGACAATGGAATCGTGACGGTAAGGTGAACTGGGAGAGACTTGTAGAAATTGCCGTTAAGCGTTTTATGGAGGAAAACAAAGAGGCGATAATCAATTTAGCCGCAGAAAAAATGTGTGAAAAGTATAGCCGCACTAAGGTCTACAAAGAAAAGATGGAAGCAGTTTTGGAGGTATAACAATGGCGGAGAAGCACGCTAAAATACTAACTATTTTTATATTCGGGATAATACTTTTGGAGTTGACATATATGTTATCTATGGTATAATTAAGATGATGTGTATACATCTCTCCTTATAAGATAAAGTAGCATACAAAGAGCACTATCGGTTGTATGGCCGATAGTGCTCTTTGTCGTTTATTACCAGTTTTTAGACATAACGGTTATTGTTTTAAAGCAAGGCATTAAATACTCATAGAACGGTTTTACGTCTTTTATGCGGTCAAACCGGTCACGCAGAAAAGCAAGGTTATCATAATAGTTAATTCGCTTTTCGTGGACTTCCTCACTGAATTTATTTTCTGATGTAGTATTTTGTGTACCTGTACTTTTGTTTGTTTGTGAGGATGTATTTTCCTGTTCACCCTGTTTAAATTCCGTGGTCTGGTCTCCAAGCTGTACAGCATCCGAAAATCCGCTAGCCCAGTTGCGGCCGAGCTCACCTATATCATCGTTGGTTATTTCAGTGTCAAACGCTTGGACCCCCTGATTGTATTGGATGTTTCTTGCTTTGTCATTTGTATTGACTGTGGTATTATCGGTTCTCTTACCTATTGTATCATTACTATTTATATTAGTATCGGTAGTACCGCTAACGCCTACATTGCCCGTTATTGTCTGTGTTGTAGTACGGTCGTAACCGGCTTCAAACACATTTGGGTCAATGTTAGTTCCGTCCAAAGTACCCGTTACCAGTTCAAGCTCAGTTTTAAATTTCATCCACGCAGTAGACACTTCGCTAAGAAATTCATTGGTAAAAAATATCATATCCTGAATTTCAAAACAATTAAATTTTAAGTCCGCTTCTCTGGTAACGATATCATATATACTTTTATAATTCCCGTCCAGAGGCATTAGAATGCGCGGAGAGCCGTCTTTTCTGTACCACCGGTATAAACCATAGGTATCAGCCCATTCACTGTATAGCATCGTTTACGTCCTCCTGTTCACCGTATATATTAGCGTCGTTGCCTTCTTCTTTTATCATAGCGGCTAGATAGTTTTCAACCTGAATATCAGTACCATATAATTCTGATAATCTTTCGGCTAACTTTTTTCGTGCTTTAAGTCGGTCAGCCCCTATATATCGGGACAATGAGCGGTTGAGCTCCATTTCAGACACGATAACCCGTTCTTTTTTGTTTTGCTGGTTGTTTTCAAGTCCCAGCATATCAAGAACAATACCCCATATATTCATAAAGTGCTGGTGATATTCGGCAATAGCAGAGGCATTATTATTGAATAATACTTCAACTTCATTTGATATATCGCCTGTAATTACAATATAGGGATTGTTATCGCTTCGTTTACTTAAAACGCTTCGGAGTAATTTAGCTGATGACTGGCTTGAACACTGGAAAACCATTCCCACTTTTCGGGTTTCGGCGGCTACCATTAATGCTTGATATGCATTATCCAGCATATAGCATAGTGTATCGGTATATGAAATAATAGGCCGTATCATCTGCTGATTTACTGTAATGGCGTTAGTATCATAGCCGACTGTAAATTTATCTTGCTTGTCGGTTCGTACTATAGTACCGTTTCGGCCGGAACACGCCATTGACAACGGTTTACCGTAAAAGTCATAACGGGGGTCTATTCCTTCCATATTCCAGCGGCCTATGAATATACCATCGGGGGACTGAGTTTCTAGATTAAATTCAGACTTTACGGCAACCACACGGCCTTCATTTATTAAATGCCATTCTATCGCCTCGGCTTCACTGTCAGATAGTCCGTACCATTTGAAATTTGAAAAAAGAAGTCTGTATATACTGTCTTTAAATATGGGGAACATTTGGGATGTTCCGCATTGTGGTATATCTAAATTCCACTGGTAGCCTGCATATTCGGCTGTTTTATCCGGCATTGTGAGGGGCAGACCTTCGCCCCTGCATCTCCTTCTACCCATTTTAATCACCTCTTTTAATCTTTATAGGGTCTAGCGGCTCCGTTGATTGTACTAAAATATCGGGTTTTCATTTCAACTTTATTATTGGATGTATTACCCTCAATTGTCTGTAAGCTATTGCCGTTGTTTTTTACGCATATGCCTATATGACTTGAAATGCTCCAATCGTCTCCACCAAAATTAAAAAATATTAAATCGCCGGGACGGGCATTGTGTGGGTCTATATTCATATTACGCCGTTCATAATACTTTCGTGCCTCGGTACAACTTGCCTGTTTAGCACCGCCACAATACAACTCAGATAATCCAGCGTGGGCAAATACCCACCATACGAATACAGCACACCACGCATATTTTGACCCATTGACTTCACGTCCGTAATATTCGGTGTTATATTTTACGTTATTGATACCTGTTTCTTTAACTCCTTCTTCGGCCAACGCTGTATTAATAATGCGCTGTGCATTGGTAGAGGGGTCGGGGAAAGGTTCAACCGGCGTAGGGTCAACCACATTAGGGATATCAGGCTCCCATACATCGGGGGATATTGGCGTATATCCGTCTCGAATGGGATTGGGAGTGCTGTAGTCATAGTCGGGGCGTTTCATCCAGATACGTAATCCAGCTGAGAAACGGTCTTGTATATACTGTACTGCCTGATAGTCCATAATTTTCTGCAATAGATTTGGTCTTAAGGTATCTATAATTCGCACGTCGTCAGCCTGTATAAACGTGAACCGTTCGCGGGTTCTTAAGAAGTTAAATGAAGAAAGGAGATAATTATCTACATTATACCCGTAAGCGGTAAAGAATGTATCGGCTCTCAGACGGTCGAACGAGCTGAGTGATGTCTCACGTATACAAAAATCGTAGGCAGTGCCGTAATATGCGGCGGCCTGAGCATACTTGATAGCAGGGGGCTGAGCGCTGTTAATATTACCCTGAAACGCAAGCTTGTTCATCTGAAGCTGTTTCATAGCTTCGTTTTTCTGCATAGTGAGCAGGTATTCCTGTCCTGCATATTCATATGCGGTACGCGGCCTTATATCTCCCGTGAGGAAATTTGTAAATGAGCTTACGGCGCCGCCTACATTGCCGGTGAAAAGATTGCCCATAGTAGACAAGAAGCTGTCAAGACCGTTAAGCAGGGTATTATTGTAATAGGTATCAGTTGCATACTGGTAAGAAAGATTAGCCCCCGCATTAGCCATATTGGTGGATGTGGTAACAACATCCTGAGCGGCTTTTAAATTAAAGTCGTTCATTAACTGACCCGCGCCAACACCTGACTGCAACGAGACCGGCGCCCAACCGCACGAACGCACAAGCCCCGTATTACCGTTTTCGTCATCCATATAACCGTGAATGCGTGCCATAAAACATCCTGTAATATAAGGGTTACATAATACATCAACTGATAGTTTTTTATACTGGGATATATCGTAGTTTTGTACCGTAACGCTGTCACCCGTAAATTCATTATATAGGGTGAACATTAAGCCCATTTCACCGGCTTTGCGGTTATTATATCCGGTTTTCTCTAGTACATGGTCAGTATCATAATGACCAACATTGCCGGTAATCGAGTTATATCCCGCACTTCCGTCCTGTGGATTATATGAAATTAAGGGGCTTAGTGGCAGTGAATAACCTACGCCACCAATATCCATACCGTACCCTATAGCGGCTGAGTAGTTACTTTTTACGATATCGTTATTTTTCCATACAAAATATTTTAGGCCGTCTTCAAATGAGTTTATAGATATATAGTTATCAATCAGGCCAAATTCAGTTGGTGTAGTATTGCTGAATTTAGGGATGGCATATGTCTTAGGGTCAAGCCCTTCACCTACCGGAAAATATGTTGTAACGGTTCCGTCAGCCGCCATATTATAGGGAAAACCCGTAATTGAATTGAACCGTAATTGTTCGGCAATATGTCCTCTCAGTCGTGTATAAGAGTAAACATAATCGCTTGCGCGGTTTATAGGTTCCGGCGTGTTAATCCATAATAGGGGGTTATCGTCTCCAACACTCCACCGTTTCATAAAGCCTGTTACGCCTGTAATATCGGCTATATTTAATGTTAACAATGGGTCATACTGCAATGTAAATTCTACTGTCTTATTAGATACTATTTTAAATGCTAATACCTGATACCAATACTCAAAAACATCATCGTTTTTATTATCATAGATAACTATATACTGGGCTCCCTGTATGTCGTTATAGTTATCTATATTGACTTTTATACTAGATAAGTACTGAGTTTGCCATACCATATAGCCCGTTGTATCTAATTTATGCCCCGCCTCTTCATATATCATCTGAGATACTATAGGTACATTTATAATATCGTAAGGCGTATTACAGCAGATTGAAATATCTACACTACCTGAAAAAGAGGGGTAGGGCATTACTCCCCACCCCTTTCGTCGGTTTTATTCTGTACATCGGCTTTATCTATGGACGCTTCGGTTACCGTATAAACGACTGTAGCTATTAGTGAAGTAAGTACCCCTGCTATACTTTCAATCGTTTCACGGTCAACGTCGAACGCCATACACAGACCTGCAATTATAACAGCTATAGCAGACAGAAATTTTCTGCTTGTTATCTTCGTAACAATATCGTTAAAGTTCATGTTTTACTTTTCCCCTTTCTTTTAGGTTTAGCTCTGTAGGCCATTAAAGCCGCCTGCCAACGCGGGACGAGCTGACAAGGATTATAGCCGTCTGTTATTCCGGCTTTTACGGCTTCTTCATATTCTTCTTTAACATCATCGGGGATTGATAAAGAAGAAGTATATTTTTGTAATTCTTCATATATTTCTTTGCCTGTCATTAAGTCATCTCCTTTGTATAAGGGGCGGTAAGCCCCGTGTACTAGAGTTTTACTACGGCGTTTAAGGGCGACACATCCACCGTTATCCTGAGACCCTGAACGGGTAGAGGAGGTATTGCCTTCTATTGTATATACATATACATCATCGGTATCGTACACAATCCCTATATGGTCAGTGTAGCTTCCTGTATGGGCAAAATCGAAAATAACGCAATCACCGCGTTTATAGTCGGATGTTATCCATTGATTATGATTTACCGCATACGCTTTAAGTAGGCCACAACTTGCAGTCTTACCCCCTCCGTAGAACAGAGGGGATAAATTAGACTGCCTAAAACACCACCATACAAATTGAACGCACCAAGGTACTCCATTAACTCCGTATGATTTACCATATTTTGTTTTATTTGAGCCTACGGGGCTTTCCGTGTAACCTACTTCGTCTTTGGCGCAATTAATTAAAATGTCAATGTCGTTCATTTTTTTCAAGCCTTTCAACTGTTTTTTCTATAATATTTTCACGGTCTTCCAGTTTGTACACACGGTCAATTAAGTTGTTATGTTTATTAACCTTATGTTCGAGCTGGTCAATACGGTAAAGTATCAGTTTTCTGGTGGAGTTATTGGAAAAGTAATTAGATACAATAACACCGATAACTGTAATAACCGCAACTATAATTTCAGCCATGATTAATTCCATATATTAGGCTTGTTACAGGTTTCCCACCGCTGATAATGACATACCAGATTAGCGACGCTCTTGCCGGTAAGGTCAATATTACATTTTACGGATTTAGGATTAACTATACCTACATTGTCACTACTCCATCCGTCGAAAATCCAGCCGTCACGATGTGGAGCTGTAATTGTAACCAGTCTTGCAGGGACTAACAGGCTGTAACTGTTATCGCCGTAGTCAACTGTAATATTACATGTTTCGGTAAATATATCCAGCTCAGTGGCGCTGTCTACTTGTATTGTAAAGTCGCTCACATTCCAGCGTTTACCGTCTACTGAAATAACAGTATCGTCCGTAGCTTCAATGTGAACAGGGACGGGCGTGGGATTAGCAGATACATATACATCTTTTTCAATAAGTGATGTTGTTCCGCTTGTCTGCTTCTTACCGTCCATAAAGAGATTAGTACCGCCGTTATCATTCCACGTAATACCATATTCACGGGGCTGACTTCCTATGATATTAACAAAGTGATTTTCTTCACGTGCTGTTAGCTCAAGGTCAACAGAGCCGCTTTCACCTACCGGTATATTATTTCCGTCGAGTGTAACAGTCTCGATGTAGTTGCCTGTGATGTGTATCTCACTGGGGTCATAACCCACAATATCAACTGTGGCTGTCATAGCTCTGTTCCTTATTGTTGCCGGTAACTCATTCGGTTCATACTTAAGACCGTTAATGCGTATTTCCTTAATATCCTCACCCGTAACGGTTAATATATGGGTTGCATCAACATTAATATAAGTATCCTGAGTAATATCTATGATACGATGGAACGGTGTAGTGCCGTCGGTCAACGTAGCATCACCGTTTTTAATAACCGCTCCGCCCTGAGATGTTAAGTCAACCTGATATACCTCGCCGGATACGGCTATATTAGCAGTGCCGCTAATATCCATTGACAACGGTAATTTCTGCGGTGTACCGTCTACGTTTATTTCGGCTATATTAGTTCCTACCATATTAATATGAGCATTACCTTCACCAGCGGCGGTTACATATACGTTATTTACCTGTCCCGCTATCGGGGTAAATGTGTAGGGAAGCTCCGTTGACTGGTGGGACCCGCCGTTTACCGTAAACGACTTTATTCCACTGCCGTTTATCTGAACGTCAGGTACAGTACTTGCGCCCACAAAATCCATGTTGTGGTCGCCTTTAGATAGTGTAACCTTCTGTCCATTAGTAACCGGCTGACTGTCAAGCGTAACGCTTCCGGCGTTGGTATATGTAACGGTGAGTGTAGTATCTGTCGGCGCTGTGCTTTCCATTGTTACCGTTGCATCAGCAGTTAACTGCGTAGTGCTCCCTGGAGTAACCTCGACTTCATTAATCTGAATTGTCAAGCCCTCAGGAAATGTATCAGGCCATTTTATTGAATAAGTCGAGCCGTTAACGGTTACGGTTTTATTACTGTCGGCATTAAATTTTATCTGGCCGCTTGCCATTTCTTCACCTTCCCTTTTACATAGTTGTAGTAACTGTTACAGTCGGTTCGTCCGTGTCGGTGTACTTTACTGTTATTTCTTTTACTGGATTAACTACAGTTAATACGGAGGTTGCTGGGTCAAGTGTAATATCTGCCGGTTTAGGATATGAGCTGCTTCCATATGTAACACTGTCATAATCGCCCTCAATTGCAAGCTGTTCCAGTCGGGGCGCACCTTCGATTACCATTGTGTTACTACCTGCATTAAGGTCAAACGTGTGGGGAACAGTCTGAGCAGTTCCGTTATTGACTTTAACGCTTTCCACAAGCGTACCGGATACGGTGATTGAAGCGGGCTGTGATTCGGGAATATCAGCATAAAATTCAAAAATCGTCTGGCTATTAGGAATAAAGCTATCAGTAAACATCAAATCGCCGGATTCGTCAGTACGGAACCAAAAACCGTTAGTATTACCTATAATAGAAGCACTGGCCCCTCCCGCGATAAGTGTATCACCGATAAACACACCTACGAATAATTGATTAGTACTGGTCCACGTTGAACCTGCTTCTATTGTTGCAATTTTAACCCCTGAGCCGCCTTCCTCAAGCCTGATAGTTTCGGTTACATTAAAAATGTTAAATTTAATGCCACCTGCATAATTCATATTAAATATACGTTTTAATGCCATTATAGTTCTCCTTTCAAATTAGTCTTATTCAGCACTTTTTGAAATTACAATGGATGGAAGTAAGTCAGTATAATATGCTTTAGTCCAGAAGTGAGACCTTACCGGCGTAGCCAACTTTTCGATGTCCTTCGGACCGAACAGTGTTTCGGACAGGTTATCTTCGAACCCCATAGCATCACGATGCATAATTACAGCCTGATAATCATCATTAAACGGAATTGTAACGTCGGCATCCTTATCATAATTAAGAAGGTTCGTACCTACACTGTCCCAAGTCGGAACAAGCGGAGTTGTAGCCGCTGAGGATTTAGCCACATCTGCAGAACCGAGAGTATCAATCAGAATAAGATTATCCGGCAGAATATTCTGGAAGCTTTCAGGGTTGTATGTATCGGGGAACGCCTTTCTGATTACATTCATGTAATACTCTCTGGGGATTACAACAACAAGGTCAGATTTTGGGGTCTGCATGTAGTAGTTGTTACCGTTGTACAGCGATGTACCTATCTGAAGTGTAAACAAAAGATTATCAATAGAATTGAGCCATTTCTTGGCGTTGTCCGTGGTAAGACTGTCAAAGTCGGAAATATCAATTCCCATATTAAACGGTGTAGCCGCATTCTGAATTAGCATCTTAAGCGTTTCTTTTCTGAGATTATCCATAAAGAGATTACGGGCATTAATGGCGTTAATCATCTTCATTTCTGTAAGCTCAGCTATTGTAGTACCGTTACCGCCGCTAAAACGTCTCAGCTCTTCGTCGTAGATTGTCCACGGGTACATCCAGCGAAGCTGTGCACTATGGTATCTAACGTCTATATCATCATCGTAGATAGCGTAACTGTTCAGAGACGTAGGACGTGTTTCATTATCCATAGCGTAGTTCATACCCTTACGCTGTGCCATTACAAGCTCCCTTAGTATACCTGGATATGCGTTTTCAGGTGCGTTTCGGCCTAAATTAGTCCAATTCTGGGTATACCTCAGCTTCCTGTACATTGTATAGCTAATCTGCTCTACAAGTTTATTATAAATCGGGTCATATTTAGTGACCATTGTTTTACTGTTCAGATTGCCGGCCGTCATTTCATTGTACGCCTGTTTATTGGCAACCTGAGACCAAGTGCTATTAGTTGCATTAAATGCCATTGTCTTTACTTCATCCTTTCATACTTTTCTAAAATTCTGTGGGTTAATGAGTTGTCGCTGTTTAAGTAGTCTTCTATTGGGTCTGTTTCCCCTGCATCCCCCCTTTCACTTTCGGTGAATTTTTTCGAAAGATATTCGCGTAATGCTTGTATCTCTTCTCTTAACTGCTTAAACTCTTCATCAGTAGGATTTACTTCGACTTCGGGAGCTTCGTCAGCCGAATTTACTTCGACTTCGGGGGCTTCATCAACGTGTTCATGTTCATCCCTTGTTTCTTCTGTAGTCTCAATAATCTCAGTGCTCATTATAAAATACCTCCTATATTACTTTTTGCCTCGCCTGATAAATAATAAATGCGGTCTAAATCATTATACCGCCTAACCGCTTTTAATACCGTCCCTGTGAATAACGGTATATTTATATCGTGTTCGGGTGGTGTTACTGCATATTTGTTTTTCGCTGTTTTGTCGTAACCCTTTTTAAAATATATATTGTCTTCATCATCTATATAACACATGTACCAATCATTAAACCAGAGACAAAACCAAACATATACCTTAGCAGGCAACCGCTTTACTATATGCCTCTTGCTGTCAAGTAATGCCGCGTTATCCAGTGCATAACTGCCGTAAGTTGTACGCTCCAATATCCTGCCTATTTTACTATTTCTAATTTCCTCAGCTATTTCGTCATTTTTAAATATTTCGCAGTATACACCGTCATTTTTAAACCGTCCTAAACCTGTAGGCTCAATCCCAAAATATGCAAAATATGGATTGTATAGGGTAACAAGGTTGGCAATACATATAACCTTTACTTCATCGCGTATTGGTCTATTCCTTCCTCGTGCTACTGTCATATATAAATTTAACACCTGTTCGGGCTCATATGTCGGCCTCATCGGTTTGAGATATTGGAGATTATCCGGAAGAAATTCATCAAGTATTATTGTGTTGGTATTATCGTGTGGTACTGATTTATATTTGTATGCGGTAGATAAACTGATGGCATTTCCCATAACTTCACCATCACAATAAAATGTATTATCAATTAATTCCAACTTGTGCGGTAATAAGTCGGGTTCTTGCCCGATATCCTTGAAATAACTATCTGTAACTAAATCTATGTCGTTTTGGTATCGCCTTACGTAAATAAATTGATTTCCATTTCTCAGATAATCACGGACGGCGTAACGTTTCCAGTAATAAGACTTACCCGTGGAGCGGTTACCGACACAGAAATTAATAGGCATTCCGGCATTAAGTACTCCGGCGCCGTTATAATATTTACTCAGTACATTCACCCCTTAAATGGAAGCTCCCCACACCGACAACAAGCGCGGTTAGCATACTCCGCAAGTGTCGGGCGGCTTTCGGCCGTGCTTCCCTGTATTCCACTTTATTCGCTGTCAATGTGGGGCTTACCTTAGTTATAATTATATAGTTGTTTTTGTATTATGTCAACCCATTATCAATTATATTATTATTGTGTATGTTCTCTAAAAATTTGATATAATCATTTTTCAAACTAAAATCATACCCGCTTTCCTTTAAGTGAATTGAAGACAATTCGTGAAAATATCCTGTATTACCCAGATAGTCGGTTATAATTCCCTCTGTCTCATCGTCAATATATGTATGTATCATTTTTCCGCTTTTTCCTGCCGGTAAATTAAGCATCTCATTGAAATTATCTTCAGGCTCTCCGCTTAATGTGAGTAAATAAGGAATTGCAACCGCAGACCTTACACCCGATACAGTCATAAAATATGTTGTATCTTCTTTTTTCCATAAATATCGTTTAGCCCCCATTGTTTTAAACTTAGTGTAAACCCCTTCATAGTCCCACACACCTAAATGGCGCACACGCCCTTTTTTATCTGTAGGGGAAAATGTATCAAGAGGCAAACTATAATGGCGGCAAATCGATTGTGAAAGCTCCACGCACCTTTTATTATATGACTGTATATAATCAAGATGTTTTTCATAATTAAGGCATTTAATACTGTCGGTATCTGAATATACATAATCGTCACCAAACTCTAAAATACCATAAAATAAATTACGCCGCGCGTAAGCTGTTACATATACACCCCACGGATAATATAAAGTCCGTAATGTTTTATTATTATATTTAGATAATACATCATCAAAATCGGGGTCTTTTTGAGTCCACTCAATATTATATTCGATTACATCGGGCGCGATGCTTGTAACCGTGCATCCGTATGTGCTGTTTAAATCGGCCTTGCCGTGCATATATTCAATTTCGCTCCCCTGTACTCCTTTAAGTTCGGTTTTAGCGCGGTACAGATATGAAAGCGTTTCAATGAACGGCTTAGGAAGATAACCGCGAATATATGTTCTTACATTGACAATATCCAGTTCAGACCATTTATAAAATTTTTCAAAAACTTCAAAATCTACCTCGGTTATTGATACAGTGAGCTTATCAGCTGACCATACACGACCGTTATTTAAATCTGCATTTTCTACATTCCAACATTTACTGAATGATATAATATTCTCATTATAAAAGATAGGTTCAATGTTATAAAATGTAATATCTGCTATAGTACAATAGTACTTACACAAATAACGATAATATTCTTCAGTGCATCTGCGAAAATATTTTGCTTTGCTCATAGGATATTTATAGTGTACCATTACGGCAGGGTATGAGCTGGAGAAGTCAATACTAGAAACATTTTTAAGTGTTTTACCGCTGTAATAGCATCCTGCATGAGTAAAGCCACCCGCAAATGCCCTTACAAGTTGTTTATATTCATCAGCATCGCTGATTGTAAGACTATGTATTAATCTATAGGAGCTATGCCACTGCCGTTTATCATTTTTAGGATAAAATGCATCGGTTAAACGCCGCCGTACATATGAGGTAGCTGTTAAGGGTATATGCGCTATATCTCCGTTCCGCTCTATTTCCTCTTCAATTAGATACACTACAATTAAAACATCATTTTCAAGATACTGAAGTTCTGAATTTGATAAAGGTGTTTTACTGTGTCTGATTAGCCTATAATCTAAATCACCTTTTAATTTCCGGATATTATGACTATGCAGATTTTTAGCCACACTGGCAAGAGAATAATTAGTTAGAAAATATGAACATTTAAACTCTATGCCTAGTGTGGTAGCCGCTTTCATAGGCTTATACCGTTCCCGTGCAAACACATCCGACCAACTGAAAAACCGCCGTATAAATTGAAATTCATAGGCTAAATTATGTACATAGATAATCAAATGTTTGTCTTCAGTATCCAGAACATCATGTAAGGTATTAATTAATTCAACAAATTCCCACCATTCACGCCCATATATGCAAAGGCGGTTCAAACAAACCGCCCAAGCATACATACAAGCTCTTTCCTCATCATTAATATAAAATGACGATGTTTCAATATCAAATGAACAAGCACAATTATAATATTTTATCTTTTTACATTCTATGATATCTACATTTTTAAATTGTTGTTCTATCTCCCATACGGCTATATCCGAGTATAACCGCATAAGACATTAAAAGGGTATAACGTCGTTGTCGCACTGCTCCACCTGTCGCACATCACTAAAATAAAAACGGTCTACAATTACATCGGTCTTTCTAACCTTATTACCGTCTTTATTTGTGTAGTCTCTTACCGTCATTCTACCGTGCACAATAATTTTAGTGCCCTTGTCGCAATTGTTATAAATAATAGATGCCAATTTACCAAACGCTACACAGTCGATAAAATCACAGGGCTGGTCTTTTAAATCACGATTAACTGCAATTGTCCATAAAGTGGCAGGGTCTCCCTTCTGTGTTTTTCTTCCTTCCGGTTTAGCTGTTAATCTGCCTTCTAAAATTACTACGTTCAACATTTTTTATTCTCCTTTTTTACATATTGTTTTTATAATCAGCTTTCACGGCTGATAATAAATCATCAATTGATATATCCCCCGTTTTTAACTCAGATGCTATGAGTTTTTGCAAACGTTCACTACCAAATTGAGCAAACCAAGCATAATGACTGTTTTTAAATTCATCATATTTAGAAAACAGTTCTTTAAACTGTTCATTAGTAAGACTATGCCCCAAACGCTCTTCTACACCTTTTTTAAAAGCTCTCGCCCCTTTTACGGTAGACGTTTTGGACCTTAATATTCCTTGTGCCCTCATAAGCTCACGTATCATAGCACCACGCGACTGTTTACGCCCCGAGATTCGTCCCTGTCCGCGTTTTCCCCCCGCCTTAACTAATCCGTATTCCGGAGATATAACATCAAGCCCCGCTTTTTCAAGACGGCGTAATCGCTCATTAGCGCGTTTCCTTGAATACTGTAATAAGTTGTGTATTTCAACCGTACTCATACGGGAAATTTCCCCTGGTGTTAGCCCCGACACATAATCAATATTAACACTCATTAATCAAGTCCCCAGAAATCCGGTGAAATTGTAATTGGTTTAAGTGTTAATTTTGTCCCATATCTTTCAGAATCCCTAACATACTCATCTAAATCTTTTTTTCTATTAAAATAATAAACAGGTGAAGCATTTTTATCAGTTTCCACATACACATATTTATAATTATAAATCAAATAGTAATGACATAATAATTTTTTTCTGTCAGCTGTCTTTTCAAATTTAGTAAAACCTATACCGTAATACCCCCGATACGGTTTAAAATCCGTATCTAATTTAGCATAGGGCTTTACTGCTGTATGATGATATTTCATATTAGGAAAAAACCCCAATATATCACTCCATTTATAATATTTATAATTTACCATTAAAATCCTCCTTTTGTTAAATGCACAATACAATTATTAAGTGAATTTATAATATTACATAGTTCAATTTCAATTTGTACTATTTCAGATGTATTAAACTCATCTGAATATCGGTCACTAACACAAATCAACCATTCACGATAACCGTATAAATGTTTTTTAAGATTTTGTAATCTCTCCTTATTTACCATTTTATCACCTCCTTAGTGTGGTCACATTATATCAAGTATTGAAATGTAATTTGTGAACAATATATTAATTTTTTGTAAATAATATGTAGTTAGCCTGACCTAATTTTTTA